GGAGATGATGATCGGCTACAACGCCGATTACCTGCTGGGAGCCTTGCGGGGCCTGATGGACGCGGGGGCCGAGCGCATGAAGCTGGAGCTTCACGGGGAGCTGATGCCCACAATGCTGAAGCCCGTAGGGCTGGACGATATCGGAGCCCACGATCTGCACGTGGTTATGCCGACGAGGTTGGATTGATGATCACCTGGACCCGTCGTTCCCTCGGTCGCATTCTGATCCGTGCTGGAGCCCTGATCTTCTTGGCTGGGTACATCTTGCAGGGGTCGGACCATCGGAGAGTCAAAGCTGGCCTGCGCTTGTTGCTGAAGGGGCCCCAAGGGGGGAAGGGATGAACCCGCTTCGGGTGGTTGAGATCTTCCGCAGCATCCAGGGAGAGGGCTCCCAGGCCGGAACCCCCTCTGTTTTCGTGCGGCTTGCCGGCTGCAATATGTGGGACGGCAAGGACCGGGAAGCCGGAAGGGGGGAGTGCGCCGCTTGGTGCGATACCGAGTTCAGGGACGGGATCAAGCTCGTCCCTACGCAAGTGGCGGATCGGGTTGATGATTTCTTGAGAAGGATGGCCGCGCCCCATGTCACCATCACAGGGGGGGAGCCGTGCTTGCAGCTTCGCAGCCGTTCGGGGGAACAGCTTGTCCGCTCGTTGCTGTCGGACGGCGCGACCGTGGCCGTGGAAACCAACGGCACCATTCCATGCCGTGTTCTGGAATGGGCCGGCGTTCATGTCACCGTCAGCCCGAAGAAGCTGAAGGCGAGGGGCTCTCTGGACCATGTGGTGGTCCGCAGCGGGCAGGATCTGAAGGTGGTCGTGCCAGGATGGTCGACAGGCCAGCTGCTGGAGATGAAAGGCTGGGATTTTGATAATTTCTGTTTTCAGCCCAAGGACGAGGGCGACCCTCTTCAGCACATCCAGCGCGCCATGACTTTGGCCTCCACCTTCGGGGGTCGCGTTAGCATGCAGCTGCACAAAATGATCGGAGTTCCGTAATGGACGAGCATAGAGCGAAACTGGCGGTATTCGACCTGCTGGACGCGCTGGGGGAAGACCCTGGACGCGAGGGCCTGCGGGGCACCCCGGGCCGAGTGGCACGCGCTTGGGGGGAAATGCTGGACGGTATGGGGAAGAGCGCGACCGATGTGCTGCTCACCAGCGAAGGGACCGCAGGGTTCACCCAGGTCGGTGGGTACGATCAGATGGTCGTCTTGACCGGCTATCCGTTCCACAGTGTCTGCGAGCACCACCTGCTGCCCTTCCAAGGGCTGGCGGATGTGGGATACGTGCCCTCCGATGGCGGCCCCATGGTCGGGCTGTCCAAACTGGGTCGGCTGGTCGATCTCTACGCTCGTCGGCTGCAGGTACAGGAACGCTTGACCCAGCAGGTGGCGGAATCGTTGGAACAGCACCTGCGGCCGCTCGGGGTGGGGGTTCGGATCAGAGCCGTCCATCAATGCATGGCTTGCCGCGGAGTTCGGAAGGGTTCGACCATGGCGACCGAAGCCCTGCTGGGGGCGTTCCGCAAGCACGAGGTCAGAGCCGAGTTCTGGCACCTGTGCTCGGCCTTGGAGGTGCGGTCATGATCAGCTGTACCCGCAGGCTGGAGTTCGACGCCGCCCACCGGTTGCTCGGTCATGAAAGCAAGTGCATCAACGTCCATGGTCATCGGTACGCGGTCGAGATCACCTGCTGGGCCGAAGAGCTTGACGGGGTGGGCCGCGTGGTGGATTTCTCCGTGATTAAGAAAGCGGTAGGGGGTTGGATAGATCGGGACCTGGACCACGTCTACATCTCGCATCAGCACGATCCGATCCATACCTTGCTGCTGAAGGCCGGTTTACAGGTGTACCTGATGCCCCTGGGGGAAGAGCCGACCGCGGAGAACATGGCGAGAATGATCGCCAAGAAGGCCCAGGAGCTGCTGGCCCCATGGAAGCTGCTGGTAGACCGGGTCAGATTGTACGAGACCCCCAACTGCTGGGCCGATTGGAGCGCAAGCGATGAGTGAAAGGCCTATGGCTCCGCTGGCTAACGCGGTTTCAGGGGAGGTGGGCTTGTTGTTTTCGTTTCACTACATGGGTAGCCGTGATCTTGGCGAGTATTTGGATACGCTGGGGGTGCCTGTCGCTTCGTTCGTTGATTCGGGTGGCTTCTCCGCGTGGAGCCAAGGGGTAAGCATCGACCTGGATCGTTATGCAAGCTGGCTTCGGCGTTACGCCAGGGTGATCGATCATTATGCGAATCTGGATGTGATAGGCAGCTCGCGGGGCACTCTTTTGAATCAGATTCGCCTGGAGCGGTTGGGTTTAAGGCCCCTGCCGATCGTTCATTACGGCTCAAGCCAGGAGGAAATCCGGCGTTACCATTCCAGGGGTTACGAATATCAGTGCCTAGGGGGCATGGTTCCGCGTTTGGGAAGCATGTCTGCGGCTCTTCGTCGAGGACAGGAACACGACGGGCTGCGCTGGTTGAAGGATTCTCATGAAGCTGCCGCGGAGTTGGGTGTAAAACTCCATGGCTTCGGGGTTACGTCCTGGGGACTGGTGCAGGCTTTTCCCTGGCGTTCGGTGGATTCATCTTCTTGGGCGTCCGGGATTAGGTATGGGAGGCTTGTCGTATTCGATCATCGGCGCGGACGATGGCAAGGAGTCAGCTTGCGGGATCGGTCGTCCATCATGCCTGTGGCATCATTGATCCGAGAATACGGTGGCGACCCCATCGAGCTGATTCGGGATCTGGAGCACTCCAGACGATGGAATACAATCTGCGCGGTGCGCAGTTGGGTTGCTGCTAATCGATGGCTGGCGAGCAAGGGGGACGATGTGAGGATTTACATTGTTACGCCTGGCATAGCGACCGAATCGGACACCCAGCTTCGTAACGCCGTCAGAGTGGCTGCGGGGGTAGAACACGACAACGGGATCGCCAAGATGGAGACCCGATAGCTCGGAGGTGACGTTGTGGAGATCGAACATTTCGCCCTGGCCAGTTTGGTGCCGTTCACTGAAAACCCAAGAAAGGCCACCGACGACGCGCGGGCGAATCTGAAAGCATCTGTGGAAGCCTTCGGGCTATTCAAGCCCTTGCTGTACTGGCAGGGGGACGATCATCCGAATGGAGAACAAGGACCAATCGTAATAGGGGGAAATCAGCGACTTCATGTGCTGCGAGCCATGGAAGAAGCTGGGGAGTTGCCGGTAGAGGTGCAGCTGGCGCACGGTATGGTGATATTGAATTCACGCGAGGTTCCGACGGTTCGTTTTCCGGGTTCCTGGGCGCAAGCCAAGATCGTCGCCATTCGGGACAACACGCAAGAAGGGGAATGGGATTGGGATTCGTTGCCAGATTATGTCGCTGCGCTGGAACAGGTTGCTGGCGACGTTGATTTTTCTTTGACCGGCTTTGATAAGCAGATGCTGGCTGACCTGGAGGCGCTGGGCTCGGATCCGCTTCTCGACGTTCAAGATGTGGCTTCATCTGAACCTGAGGAAGAGTCTTTGGAGCAGAATGCGGAGGGGTCCGACGATTCCAGGGGTACGTCATTCCTGACCAGGAAGGGCGCTCGGGTGGTGATCGGCAATATCCGCGGGAAGATTCCGGTAGCGACCTATGAGCGATGGGCGATCCTGGTGAAGCGTTATAGCGGGTCGCTGGATACCACGGAGCTGCCTGCCATTATGGACGCGATGGCGCAAGACCTGGAGGATCGAGGATGAGTGAACGAGGATTCGGCGAAGATGTGGTGGTCGTCCTGCTCTCCGGGGGTCAGGACAGCACGACCTGTTTGTATTGGACCTTGAACCAGGGGACGGTCCACCATGTGCTCGCTCTGTCGATCTGGTACGGCCAGCGGCATGAATGCGAGCTGCGGGCCGCGGGGGCCGTGGTGGATCTGGCCCGCAAGAGCTACCCCGAGGTGACCATAGAGCATGAGCAGCTGCGCTTGGGGGACATCCTGAAGGGACGCAGCCCGTTGCTGCCCGGAGGGGACGATCTTGGTCAGTACGGCGACGCAGAGGATCTGCCCGGAGGGGTGGAGCCCACTTTCGTCTATGGGCGCAACCTGCTTTTCCTGGTCCTGGCCGCCAATCGCCTGGCGGTGCTCATGGATCGGTTCCCGCACTCGGAGGGGAACATCGTCGCGGGGGTCTGCCAGGAAGACTATGGCGGCTACTTCGACTGTCGCCGGGAGTTCGTGGATTCGATGGAGCTGGCGATCGCCCAGGGACTGACAGGTGAAGATACCTGGGCCCCCGTGCTGACCCCCCTCATGTACCGGAGCAAGGCCGAGGCGGTACTGCTCGCCCAGGCTTTGCCGGGGTGCATGGAAGCTTTGGCGGTCACCCATACCTGCTATGGCGGGAAGACCCCCCCTTGCGGAAAGTGCCATGCGTGCATTCTGCGGGCTCGCGGGTTCGAGGAAGCCGGAGTGGCCGATCCGTTGGCAGGCGCATGAAGCACGGCCTGCTGATCTCGTACCACTACCTAGGTTGTCGGGCCGAAGAGCTGACCTGGCAGATCTGGAAAGAAGCGAAAGCCAGAGGGGTGGGGGTGGTTCTGGACAGCGGGGCGTTCAGCGCCTCCACCTTGGGGGCTCCGATCTCGGTTCTGGACTACGGCAAGTTCGTTTCCAGGTTTCATGGCAAATTCGACTGGGTGGCTTCCCTGGACGTGATCGGCGACCATGAGCGCACCTGGAAGAACTGGCAGGTTCTGCGCCAGTACCACGAAGAGATCGTGCCTTGCGTCCACTACGGCAGCCCCCCTGAGGAAGCGCTCCGGTATGTGAAGGCCGGTGCTACCAGGTTGGCGCTTGGGGGACTGGTGCCGCACCGGGCGTCTCTCAAGCGTTCGGACAGCGAGCCGAGCCGTTGGCTTGATCAGATATTCAGGTCGTTGAGCCAGCATGCACCATTGATTCCCGTTCATGGGTTCGGAGTGTCTGGACCGGACGTTTTGGGGCGTTATCGCTGGACCACTGTGGATTCAACCACGGCGATCAATAATGCCATGTTCCGCAAGCTGCTGGTTTACAAGGATGGCTTGCTGAAGGCGTTGAAGCATGACGAGAAAAACCAAGACGCTCGGACCATGGCTGCTGTGGCGGATTCCTGGGAGGTGCGGAGGGGGTGCGATGCGAGTCCTACGAGAAAGGCGCGAATAAAGGCGGCTATGTACGCGATGCACGGTCTTGGTGAAGACTCGGGACTTCGAATCCTCTACCATGCGTCTGTCCCCAACAAGTGCGACGTGGGTGCGATTTTGGAAGAAGCCGCGCGGCTGAACGCGCTGAAGGCGAAGAGATGAAGCAGAAAGCCCTGCAAACAACGCTGGTTCCAGTCGTCCAGCTCGTACCTGACCCCGAAAACCCGCGCTATCACGACAAGCGTAACGTGCAGACCATTCGGGCCAGCTTCGAAGCGCATGGCCAGGTGGAGCACCTGGTGGTTCAGAAAAGCTCCATGCGGGTGATCCATGGGAACGCACGGTTGCGGGTCCTTCAGGACCTTAAGTGGGACAAGGCGAACGCCATTGTCCTGGATGTCAGCGACGAGGAAGCTCGGGCGTTGAGCATCGCGCTGAACCGGAGCGGCGAGCTTGCCAGCTGGAACGAAGCCGTCTTGGTCAAGCACCTGCAACAGCTTCATCAGGACGAAAGTCGGTTCATTGCCAGCCTGGGGTTCAACGATCTGGAAGTGGAAGCCTTGACTGCGGCCTTCGCGGACGTGGAGATCCCGAATCCCGACGACGAGCCGGAGTTGCCGCCCGAAGCTGATTCATCCGAGGACGATCCCGAGGCGCCAGCGCCAGGCAAGGTGGCTACCGTCAGCATCTACCTGGACGCGGAGTCCTTGGAGCGGTTCAAGGCAGCGACCAGAAAGCTCGCTGCCAGCTGGGACACGGACAACATTACGGACACGGTGTTCAGAGCCGTGCTGGATTTGGCCGGATCTCTTCCTGACCTGGATGAATGATGGGCCGCAAGAGCAAGAAGCGCCGGGACAGGGCTCGCCGCAAGGAGCGCGAGTTCAGGCAGCGAATGCATGAGCGCCGCAAGCCGTTCGCTCGGATGCTGAAGGACTGCGCGGACGGCTTGGTCCCCACCTGGTGGGCGTACCTGAACGGTCAGGACCTGGACGGCTACCGCGATGGGGATCGGTCCTGGGAACAGGTGGAGGATCTGCGGCCATGATCTGGGAGCGGGTCGCCCTGGTGGTCTTCTTGCTGGGCTGCGTCGGTGGCGTGGCGTTCATCTACCTGGGGCTGACCTATGCCCCTTGAAAGGAGCGAATGATGGATATGTCGAAGATGACCGAGGAACAGTTGAAAGAGCTATTGCTTGCCGTGCGGGCCGAACGGGCCGAACGCTATCGCAAAGACTCAGAACGCCTGCTGCGCGAAGCTCGCGTCCCCAAGCCCGAGGACTACCGGTCCCCGGATCGTAAGGAGGCCGGTGAAGCGTCCTGACAGCTGGCAGGCAAGGGCGAACGGGTGCTGGGATCCCTGCTACCATGGGGGCCAGGAGCCCCGCGTGATCAGGAAGCCCCCCACCGTATCGACCGACGCCAGCGAGAACCTGCAGCTGCGAGATCTCGATCTGTACTACCAAGATCTGGCCAATCGCAGGCAGGTGATCCAGGCGATCGTGGTCGCGCTGATCTCGGGGGGAGCGGGAGGCGTTGGGACATGGTTCGTCACCAAGACCACGGAAACAGCCGAAGCGGTAGCGGAGACAGCCGTGGAAGCCGCGGAGGCCGGGGTTGACCTGGTTGGGGAAGATGAAGAGGAAGAGGAAGACACCGGAGACGCCGACCCCGCCGAGTAGCTACCCCGCGTGCTATGCTCGGGGGGTCTACCCCCTTCGGAGGTCCCCGTGTCCGATACGCAGCTTGCCGCCCCGATCCGGGTCCTTGACGCCGTCCATGTTCGCTACCCCGACGATCACCTGCGAGAGCATGAGGTAGGGGGCTGGCTTGGGGATCACGCCGGCCATGGTCCGAGCGTTCGCGGTCGCAGGGCCATTCGCGTACTGGGCCAGCTCTACCCGACGGATCCGCATCATGCCTATCTCTGGCAGCGGTTCGATCGTGTGCTGACCCCGGCGCAGGCTTGGCGGATCTATTGGACCACCCCGGACCTGCGGGCCTGCATCGATTCCATCGTGCGCCGGATCGCCACCTGGGACCACAGCATAGGGGTGGAGTTGGACAAGGAGGATCCGCGGTTCGATCGGGCTCTCGAAGCTGCGGAGCATGTGCGCCGGTTTCTGTCGGCCCCCACCAAGGATGGGATGACCTGGCAGGCATTCCTGACTGCGTTTCTGACGGACGTGCTCGTTCACGATGCTGGCGCAGCCGAGATGGTGAAGGACGGAAAAGAGCTGCTGGAGATTGTACCTTTCCGAGGCGGCTACCTGTTCCCAGAGACCGACGATCATGGGTTCCTGCTGGAATGGGTCCAGCAAGAGGAGGGGATCAGCCTGAAGGAGTCCGTGCGGTTCAAGCCCGAAGATGTCTGGTACATGAGCTTGTTCCCGAACACGGCCAGCCCCCTGGGCGTCCCCTTGGTTGAGACCCTCCTGAACGAGGTGATCACCATGCTGGTTTCGGGGGAGCACACCATGTTGGCGATGGACGCGGATGAAATCCCTCCCGGCCTGCTGGTGCTTGGGGGCCTCGGAAAGACCGCGATCAGACGAGCCCGACAGGACCTGGAGAAGATGCGGGGCAAGGACCACAAGATCCGGGTCATCTCGGGAGGGGAAGGCACGAAGGCCGAATGGCTGGAGCTGCGCCATACTCCCAAGGACCTGGAGATGGCAGACGTGATCAAGGAAGTTCAGCGCCGGATCTGGCGCTGCTTCGGGGTGCTGCCCGTAGAGATGGGCCAGACGGACGGGATGCCCCGAGCTACCGCGCATGTCCAAGTTGACGTTTCCAGCTCGCACCTGATCACCCCGATCTTGGAAGCCGTCCAGCAGGCCATCAATACCAGGATCGTCCCCCTGTTGGTGGACCCCGAACTGGTCGGGGCCGTCAGCTTCCAGTTCGACCGAGAAACCAGGTACGCCCCGAAGGAGCAGCTTGACCGCGCGAAGGCCATGGTAGAGCTGGTCTCGCAGGGGATCCTCACCCGGAACGAAGCGCGTCTGCAGGTGGCCGGCGCCGAGCCCATCGAAGGGGGCGACATCGCCACCGTGGAGATCGCTGGAATCCTGACCCCGGTGGCTTCGTTGGGAATGCCTCCCGACGAAGAGCCCCCGGAGGACACGGAGCCTGAAGGTGGAGATCAGGACCCCGGAGCCCCTGACCCAGAAGACGAAGCTCCGGGCGAGGTGGACGCCGAAGAAAGCGCGCATCCCCCTGGTTGCGGGTGCTCCGAGCACAGGGGCCTTGCGGAGATCGCGGACGAGCTGCCCAGCGAGTGGCAGCCCTCCAGCCGGTTTGCCGATTATCGCACCATAGACCTGCCCGCCTTGGGCGGCGTGGTCGCTTCCTACCAGCGGGCCGTCCAGCCCCTCTATCGACAGGCTGCCCAAGCCGTGGTCGCGATCATCATGTCCGAGGGCAGGGACGGGATCGACATGATGGCCGAAGCTCGGATCCTGGAACGCGTGGACAAGGAACTGGCCAAGCTTCACCAGGACTGGGCCACGAGGACCGCCCCTCTCTACCGAAGGGCAGCGAAGATCGGCCGGGACAGCGCCGTGGAGTATTCGGGCCCTGTGCTGGCCGACTGGGAAGCCCGCGGCGAGGACTACGCGGAAAAGGCCATCGGGTATTTGGACGATCCGACCGGGCTTCTGACGAAGCTGCGGACCCTGACCATGGACGCGGTGAAGAGCGTTCAGGGCCGAAGCATTGAGATCAGGCAGGAAGACGATGAGGATATCCCAGCCGCGGAACAGGCCCCGAAGGCTGCTACGTTGGCGGCAGGGGGATGGGCCAACCAAGAGCACAGGATAGCGAATTATGGCGGGCGTCTCGTGGACTTGGCGAACGAGAACTTCCGGGATGGGATGGTGGAGGCCGCAATAGGTGAAAAGCCTATTACCTGGTACGGGATCTGGAACTCTGTAGGTGATAAGCGAACTTGCCCGGATTGCGAACATGAAGGAGCGCAGGGTCCACGTCCGTTATCGCAGTTTACCACTGTTCCAGCAGGTGCTGTTGCTTGCATGGCGCGTTGCAGGTGTATTATCACAGCCTGGACCGAGAAGGAGGTTCAGGACGGAACAGCGGTGAATCTGTCAGGGAACGCGCCAGGGAACCAGCCGTTGTAACGATCGTTCATGCTTGGGTTACATTGACTGAAGCCAGTCGCACAGGTACGCTGCGGGAAACTCCAGCCCGGAGGCTTCCCCATGCCCCTCGATCCCGCAGCCCTGGCCGACGCCATTCGCGTAGAGACCGCCACCCTTCTTCGCGAGCGAGAATCGGGAGGCGCTGAGTACCAGGCACGCTGTCGGGTGCCCTTCTTCTTCGATTCCGTGGGGCCCTTCGGGGCTCGCCAAACTGAAGCGGACGAGGAAGAGGCCGCGGAAGAAGCGGACCCCACGGAGGGGATCCTGGAAGGGATCGCCAGTTCCACCTCCGTAGATTGGTACGGGACCGAAATGACCCGGCAGGCACTGGAGGGCATGGCCGAGCAGATGCGAGCCGGGGCCGGGGTGTCCTACGTGCCCGCGCATCGCCGAGCCGAATGGGACGAGGAGATCGGACGCACGATCGATGCCACCGTGGAAGCTGTCGACGAGGTGGCCGAACCTGCGGAGGCTTCGGAACGCCAGTACGTGCTCCGCGCACTGGTCCAGCTGGACATGGAGGAAGAGCTGGCCCGGAAGCTCTGGCGCAAGGTCCGAGAGCAGCAGCGCAAGATCGGCCAGTCCATCGGGGGCTGGTTCACGGAGATGCGGTTCCTGACCGACGAGAAAGGCAACGTGGAGCGCGTGCTGATCGAAGGCGTGGAGCTGGACCACCTGGCCGCCACGCGCAGCCCAGCGAACCCCGACAGCTGGATCGACCTTCTGCGGAGCGCTCTTGCGGAAAGCTGTCCCCAGGTTCGAGATCGTAGCCTTGCCGTTCAAGAACCAGCGGAAGATCCTGGCGAGGAACCGCCCGAACTGGAGGGGCAACCCGTACCGGGTGATACCGAAATGGAGGCCGATCTGGCCGATACCGCACCTCCCGAGCCCGATACCACGCTTGACAGCGCCACTGCGGCGGGTCAACATGCGGAGGAAGAGGCCCCCGGCGATCGCTCGGTCGGCCATCCCGACAACCCTGAAGAGGAGAGCGACATGGATCCCCAGGAGATCGCCCAGCTGCTCCGTGCTGAGCTGGAGCCTGTGACCCAGCGTCTGGAAGCGCTGGAGGCTCGCCAGGTCGAGCCAGAGCCGCAGCCCGCAGTCGCCGAGATCGACGACAGCGAACTGCGCGAGGCCCAGGCCGAGATCGAACGGCTCAAGGAGGCCAACACCAAGCTGCGCGCCAAGGATGCCCGCCGAGGTGTCCGGTTCCGTGGCCTGATGGCCGGTGGCACCCGCGCCAAGCCCGCGATCAAGCAGCTGCGCCAGCGCGCTGCGAACGAGGGCAACGCCAGCAATATCATCGACCTGTTCGACGCCTGCGGCGAGGACGGACCCGAGGTGCTGCTGACCAACGACCCCATGGACTCCGGCGTCAGCGCTGGCGATCTGGTGGACGCGCTTCGCAGCGTGTGCATGGCCGCCGAGGACGATGGCCTGGTCCGCGATCCTTCCAACCCGCTCGCGGCCAACTGGGCCTAGGAGGGAACGATGCCTCTGTCCCCGATGCAGTCCTGGCAGGACACCCGGCACGACCGGAACGAGCGCCTGGAACGCGCGCTGAACATCAGCAACGCAGGAGACGTCCTGCTGCAGACGTACATCAACCGCGTGGTTCAGCAGATCTCGCTCCGTGAGCTGGGCATCCAGGCCACGCTTCCCCGCAAGCCTGGAACCGGCAACGCGGCGTATATCAACCAGCGGACGCCCGGAACCACCGGTGGCGAGTGGGTGGCTGACACCGATGCCGCCTCCGAGGAGACCGGAACCTACGCGCAGACCTCCTTCACGTACCGAACCCTGGTCACCCGGGGCAAGGTGACGCGGAAGGTCCAGGCCACCGGCCGCAGCTACGGCGATGCCCTGGGTATCGAGCTGGCCGGCAAGTCCGAGGACTTCAGCAATCGCCTGGAGAACGGCTGCGCGGTTGGCGACAACGGCGCGGACGCGAACCAGATGAATGGTCTGCTGACGCTCGTGAATGCCAATCAGATCGTCGCGCAGGGCACGGTCACCTCCGGCAACGCCTTCACCCTGGCGAAGCTGGACAAGGCCATCAGCCTGGTCAAGGGTCGTGCGAACCGCGGCGACCTGCGGATCTACTGCTCCAGCAACGGCTGGCAGCGCCTGAACGCTAGCCTGCAGGCCCAGCAGCGCTTCGACAAGGTGACCCAGATCGCGGCCGGCTTCGAGGTCCAGACGTACAATGGGATCCCGATCGTCGAGTCCACCGAGATCCCGGACACCCTGGACTGGTCCGGTTCGGCCTTCAGCGCCTTCAGCGGCGGCACCACCACGGCGTTCATCATCGTGAACACCCGGTACTGCTGGCTCGAAGAGCTGACCCCCATGACCGTCATGCCGCTCGCCAAGGCTTCCAGCCAGTACGACGAGTTCGACATTTTCTGGGACGGCGCTCTGGTCGTGGCGCAGCGCTACGGCATGTCCGTTCTCGGCGGTGTCACCCCGGAATAGCCTGACGGCTGAAATTCCCCCGCAGGTGCCGCTCCGGCGGCGCTCGCTCCAAGGCGCAGGCTGTCCTCTTCCCCCGGAGGGCGGTCTGCGTCGCTGCTTAGAGGGCTGTTTCTTGTGGCTGTAGTCCCGATCGTGCTACCCTGTTCGCGGAGCGAGTGGAGAATCCATACTGCGGAGGTCGCATGGGCGGCACATTGACGCATCCCCCCCCCGAAGGTCAGTTCGTCTATGTCCTGCGTCGGCACGACAAAGACCCATCCCTGGCTTGGCACGAACATACCTACGAAGAGAGCCTGGTCTCTCGGGATATTGCGATCGACGGCGTGCGAGCGCCTACCCTTTTCGTCCGTTCGGTCAATTCGTACAAGCGGCTTTGCAAGCTGGGATGGCTGGACGAGACGGTCCGATGGCGGGATCGCGCTTGGTGGACGGACGGCTGGCTGGAAGAGTTGATCTTCCCCAGTGTGTCCGTGGACGACCTGGCAGTGCTGACCGCTCTGCTGCAGGCGTACCGATTCGGGCGCCGCAGCGTGCTGGGGGTTCGGCAGGTGGCCGACGGTGCGGGCCTGGAGATGGACCGGACCCGAGCGGCCTTGAAGCGCCTGATCAAGCGAGGGCTGACAGCCAACGTGGGGGGCTCTGCCAGCTCCGCACGATTCGCGGCCACGGCGATCGCTCTGGACGCGATCGGCGAGGGGGACGAGAACAAAAAGCGTGCCAGCGCGTAGATCGGAGGTCTGATGTCCGTACTGCTCACCCTTTCGGACGCTCGGGCGGTTTGCGGGATTCCAGCCACGATCACCCAGCACGACACGGTCTTGGAGCTGATCCTGGACGGCATGGACGCGAAGTTCATGTCCAAGATGGACCTGCCGGGCTTGACCCAGCAGACCTATGACGAGTCGTTCGATATCGACTGGGCCGGGGTTTCGGAACTGCTGCTGAAGGCCTACCCGGTGATCTCGGTGGCAGCTATGACCGACGATGGCACCCTGGTGGAGTCCGATGATTACGTGGTGGACAACGATACCGGCCGGATCGAGCTGACCGAGACCGGGGCGTATTTCACCGTCGGAAAGCAGACGATCGATGTCCAATGGGACGCTGGTTTCCTGGACGAAGCTCTGAACGAGCTGAAGTCTGCCGCCATGTTCCAGGTGGCCCACGAGTTCCGAACGCTACGCAGCGCGGGGCACCTGGAGCAGTCCGTGGGCCGCAGCAGGTCCAAAGCCAGCCAGGCCGAGCTCGACCCGCGCGCCGAAGCCATCCTGAACCGCTACCGAAAGGTGTTCTGACATGCCCTGGGATCTCGTTCGTCCGTTCAAGCCCGGTGACAACCGGTCCGTCCTTTCTTGCATCCATACCTATGACGAGGTGGTCAGGCCTCGCCTGGACGGTGGCCGATGGCTGGCTACCGTGCGAACCCTGGGAGCCAAGGACGTGATGGTGCGCCAGCATGGGTTCGAGGTGATCCGCGAGCCGATCCTGGGTGGGGACCCTCCAGCCGCTCTTCGCAAAGCGAGGGCGCTTGCGCCCCCAGCGCCCCCAGCGCCGCCTGTGGAGGTGAAGCCGGAACCGGAGCCCGAGCCCGAGCCCCAGCGAACCGAAGCTAGCGATTGGCCTGCGACCGGCGCGGGCAGCTGGCCCGTGGGGTGCTGGCTGAACCATCGCCACGCGGAGTTCGCCCCGCTTCCGACCCTGCGTCTGCCCGCTCGGGGCGTCGTTCCGAAGGGCGCCGAGCACCCTGGCAGCTACGAGGACAGTCCCGATCCCATCGGTCAGGACGGCGTGGCGATCGTCATGACCGCCTCTCTGTGGAGCGCGGACGTGGAGGCCGCGGTGGTCCGAGCCCTGGAAGCCTGTCGATCTTTGGGCCCCCCTTCCGGGGTGGTGCTGGTTCAGAACGGGAACGCAGAAGCCGCGGCAGCCACGAAGGCCTGGAAGCCCCCGGGCTGGGGGCGCCGGTTCCTGCGCAAGCGGTACAGCTTGAACAGCGGGTTTGCAGCCGCCTGCAACCTGGGTGTAGCGGGGGCTCGCAAAGAACCGGACTGGATCCTGTTCACGCAGCCGGACGCAAAGTGGTCTGTGGATGATCTGGGGTCCGCAGCGCAGATCGCCCATGCCTGCCGGAAGGGGATGGCCCCTGCCGTAGTCGGCCCCAGCGGGGGCCACGTGCTGAACTACGAGAAGGGCGATATCCGCGAGTGGGGCCGAAACATCGGCATGGTCGGAGCGGAGCGCCTCGTTCAGTCGGTCGATTTCGTGGGCGGCTATTGGCTGCTTGCTCATCGCTGGGTGGTGGAAGAGCTGAAGGGCTGGGACCCTGGATACTTCCTGTACTACGAGGACGTGGATTTCTGCCTGGCCGCAGCTGCCAAGGTGGGTGCCATGTCCATCGTCTGGACCGGCCTGAAGGTGGACCACGAACGGGGTGCCACGATTCGGCACAAGCTGTTCCACCGGAGGGTCTACGAACAGATCCGCAAAGACAGTCGAGAACGGTTCGTAGCTCGCTGGCAGAGGGGTAGAACGGGATAGCACCCTTTTCCGGGAGGACCCCATGCACGTCCTGATGATCGGAGGCCATGGCGCCCTTGGCAAGGCCATGGTCAGAGATCGCGACTGGCCGAGCCCGATCGAAGTGATCACCCCCAGCCGTCGCAGGTATTGCGATGCGACGAAGCTCTACCAGGTGCAACGAGCGATTCGAAAGCACGACGCTCAGGCGGTCGTGAACCTGGCCGCCTGGACCGATGTGAACGGCTGCCAGGATGACCCGGAACGAGCGGTCAACGAGAACGCCCTGACGGCCTGCAACTGCGCGATCGCCGCGCAGGAAGCGGGGATTCCGTGCGTCCAGGTTTCCACGGATTACGCGATCCCTGTTTGGAAGCATTCGCCAGTTCCCAACCGCGGAGCCGTACTGAACAGCAGGCTGCAGCTCCAAGAGCTGGGGGTCTACGGGGCTACCAAGCTGATGGGGGAACGCATGGCTTTGGGGGCCGGGGCCATCGTGGTCCGCGTGGCGCACTTGGACCCCAACAAGGCCAAGCGCTACGAGTGGGTGAACGGCTACGCCCTGGCGAACAGGGAATGGACCGAACGGTGCGCCATGCGCCTGCTGGCTTTCTTGGGAGAGCTGTTGGATGTTTCGGAGCATGAACGCGAGGTGGCATGCAGGCGCGGGATCTTCCACCTGGGTCCTGAACGAGCTTCGACCGTCGCCAGCCTGATAGCCGAGCGATGGCCCGACCACCCTGCGTTGGACGTGGTGATCGGCAAGCCCGAGGACATCCCCGGATGGGCCCCCAGGCCGGACACCCGTTTTGGGAACCTCTGGAAGCCGGGGGATCTGAAGGCGCCCGAGCGAGTCATGCCAGGAGGATGTCATGGGGCGTAGGGCCATAGTGACCGGGGCTTGCGGCTTCGTGGGGTCCCATCTGACGGAATTGCTCCTGAACAGGGACTGGGAAGTGGCGGCTGTGGACAACAAGGCTCGCGGGGCGGTCAACTGGGATCTGGTAGAGGGCTGGCTCAAGGGGTCGCTCATCAGGGGGACCATTGGGCCATCGAACGATGAAGGTCGGGCAGGAGGGGCTACGAACCTGAGCATAGCTGCTCAAGAGTTTGAAGGCGGCAAGATACCTGATGTGGTCTTCCACCTGGCCGCGGAGTCCCATGTGGACGCATCCCTGGACGATCCTACGGGGGCGTTCCGCACGAACGCGGAAGGGACCATGATCGTGGCGCGCTGGTGCGCCCTGAACAAGGTGCCCCTGCTCTACTGCTCCACGGACGAGGTCTATGGGGACTGCCACGATCAGGACTCGTCCGAAGAGTCCGATCCGCTGTTGCCCTCTTCCCCCTACTCGGCCGGCAAGGCAGCTGGAGAGATGGCCGTCATGGCGGCAGCTCGGTCCTTCGGTCTTCGCGCGGTGATCACCAGGGGGACCAACGCTTTCGGGCCCAGGCAGCTGGACGAGAAGCTGATCCCCATCGCCTGCAAGCTGTTGCAAGCGGGCAAGCAGGTTCCCCTCCACGGTGGGGGCCATGCGATCCGGCAATGGATTCAGGTGGAAGAGTTCGCGCTGGGAATGCTGATGGCAGCGGAGTGGATGCTGGACGAGTGGATCCCCTCCCTTTCCGAGGGAGACAACCGGCTGCCTTTGGCCTTCAATTTGGGAGGACCAGATCGCTTCTCGGTTCGCTACTTGGTGAACGTGCTGGGAGGTTACCTGCGCAAGGCGCATGGGATCGCGGCTCCTGATCCGGCTGGCAGAGACGTGGCCGAACGACCTGGCCAGGATCGCGAATACTGGGTCAACAGCCGGCTTGCTCGAACCTGCTTCGGCTGGCAGGCGGACAGAAAGCTGATGAACGACCTGGAGTTGGAGCGATTGCTGGCCGCCTACCCCCCAGGAGAGGTGAAACTAGCCAGCTTCGTGGAGGAATGAATGGGGGTTCCCGTCGTCCTGATTTCACCTCCGAATCCCGTACTTCGGGAGCCCAGGGTGGCCCCTCCTTTGGGGCTGCTCTACCTGCTGGGATATGCGCGGGCTCAAGGGGAGGATGTCAGCGACTGGCACGTCGCGGATCTCAACATGGAGTGCTACCAGCCGGACGCTCCTGTGGGTCACTGGACTCATGATTTCAGCCTGGAGCGCTGCATGCGCGAGATCCCAGGGGGGGCCGATGTCTACGGGATCGGGTTCAGCTCGTTGCAGGTGCCGCACGCTCGGGCGATCTGTCGGGAGCTTAGAGAACGAGAACCGAAGGCAGTCCTGGTGGCTGGGGGTCCCCATCCATCTGCATTGCCGGACGAGTGTCTAAATGAGTCCGAAAGCAATGCTGACGACGGGTTCGATGTGGTGCTGCGTGGGGAGGGTGAGTCCAGATTCTTGGAGTTGATACGCGGAAGCAGAACCGGAGCATGGCCTGTCGGGGTTTGGGAAAGACCTCCACCCATGGCGATGGATCAGCTTCCTATTCCCGCAAGGGACGTGATCGACCTGTCCCGCTACGTGCGCCGGATCGATGGGATGCCTGCTACGAACATAATCACCAGCCGGGGCTGCCCCGGTCGGTGCTCGTTCTGTCAGCAAGAGTCTCTCTGGGGTCGAGGCTTGCGCCTGCACAGTCCCCAGCGCGTGCTGGAAGAGGTGGACACGATCCGGGAATGCAATGGGATCAAGAACCTGCTGTTCTTGGACGATTCGCTCACCTGCCGGAAGCCCGGAGACATGGCTGCGATAGCCCAGGGGTTGGGCCTGCGGGGCGCGCTCTGGCGAGGTTGGACCCGAGCGGATCTCTGCGTGCGTCCTGGGGACGCCCAAATGCTGCGGACCATGGAGGCCAACGGCTGCCGAGCCCTCTGCCTGGGGGTGGAAGCAGGGACCGACAAGGTGCTGCGCGCCATGGGCAAGCGGACCACGATGGCGAAAATAGACAAGGCGATCCGAGCTGTGGTTGATGCCGGCCTGGACTGCCGGGTCTCGTTCATGGTGGGCTCTCCGCAGGAAACCTGGGAGGACGTGGAAGCTCTGGTTCGGTTCATCGAGGGGCACAGGGATCGGATCTCGGACTGGATCCTGTCCATGTTCAACCCGCTGCCCGGATCTCCCTGCTGGGAGAATCCCGATCTGTATGGGATGGTCATCGACAGGGAGCGAGCTCGCAAGGACGGGTATCGGGGCAGCTTCGTGGTTGGGGGCGAAGAGGTGGCCGGAGGGGGCTACCATCGCTATCGCGGAGGGCCTGACCAGGAAGAGCTGGCGGCAAGGCATGCTTATGTCCAAGAAGCTCTCCTGCGGCTCTGCCCGCGGGATCGGATCGGGGTGACCATCGGGCGAAAAAATGCATAGTGAAAGGGTGTTTCTCGTCGTTGTAGATACCCTTCGGTATGCTGAGGCGGTCAACTGGCTTTCTCTTTTGAGGCGCCCGCATCGTTGGTATGGAAACGCTTGGGCTGTCGCTCCTTTCACTCTGCCAGCCATGGCCAGCATGGTATCCGGGCTTCTTCCCGAAGAGCATCGTCTTTGGGAAAATTGGACCGCTGCGAGCGTCTGCAGAAAGCAATCCCGAGTCAAGACGACCATCGCGCATGATTTCGATGGGGATGCCGCAGCTGTTTCGGGTGGGGGTTTCGCCATTGGTACGAACTTTGGCTATGGGCAGGGCTTTAGGAAGTGGATGGGGATCGGGCCGCAGGTCGAATTCCGCAGGTGGGCATCAACAACGAAAGATCGCTTTCTGCTCATGCATAGCTTCGAACTGCACAACTATTTCCAAGAACGAGTCGATACGTTCAACGGCAAGCCGCTGTTTTCCGAAGGGGCGGCGCACCCGACAGACATCATGGTAGCGAGACGGCAGCGGCTGAATGCGGTCGAGAAGCGCCTATGCGTTCTTCTGGACGAAAATCCAGGAGCAAGAATTTTCATTACAGCGGATCATGCTGAAGGGTTTTCGCCCAACCACTGCCTTGGGCACGGGTCGGGGCACAACCCATCTGCCGAGCTGCTGCACATCCCTTTGATCGAATTTGGCCCCCACCTGAAGAAAATCAAGATCGATACGCGACTGGTGCCCCAGCACCGCTTGCGTCAGCTTCTGACCACTGGCAACGTGGATCAAAGCCCGGTGACCGTCAGATGGCCGTGGGGAAGACGTGGCGAACGTTCCGAGATGGCGATTTTCCATTTGTGCGATACCGGAATCGCAGTGGAGTGGTCAGCAGGAGGAAAGATGAAGTCCAAATGGTGGGAAGCAGATACGAGACGATACATCAGGAGAAACCACCCGAATGCAACAGCTATGGGTGGCGTCATGCAGCAAAACAAAGATGTGGTGAGCCCAGCGTGGCGCACCTATCTGGACGCTGCCTTCTCCGATGCGCGTCCTGATGGGTTTCTCATGGAGTTCGGGGTTCACAAAGGTCGGTCCATTCGATGGCTGTCCGAACGCGCCCCGGCTGGGGGGCTGGTTCATGGCTTCGATTCATTCAGGGGCCTTCCAGAAGACTGGGAAGATCAGAATTCAGGCGGGACTGTCAGAGCCGGTCAGTTCAATTTGGACGGCAAGCCGCCCGAGGTGCCAGAGAACGTCAAGTTGCATGTGGGTCTGTTCGAAGAATCAGTGGACGCCTTTCTTCTCAATCATCCTGGACCCGTCAGGTTCGCTCACATCGATTGCGACCTGTATTCGTCCACGATGGACGTGTTGACCGCCTTGGGGGATGCGAACAGGATCGTTTCCGGGACCGTGCTGGCTTTCGATGAGTTCTGGAACTTCTCGGCCTGGCGCAAGCATGAATGGCTGGCGTTCACCGAATGCGCGGAGCGCTACGGCTGGCGCTGGCATGTGACTCGTTACCTGAAGCACGGATATCAAGCTGCCGTCCGAATCGAGGAGGTGGTTCCTCGTGCGGTTGTCATCGATGAGGAGCGCGGCATGGCTACGGAAGACAGAATACGCCTTCTGAAAGAAGAGATCGCCATCTGGTCGGAGGACCAGTTCAAGGGGGATGCGCAGGTGCGCCGGAAAGCTCACCAGGATCGATGGGAGCGCCTGCATCGAGATTTGAAGATGGAACGCGGATCGCTGAAGCTGCCCCCAGGCCCGATCTGCGTGGTGGGTTGCGGGCATGGCTGGGTGGAGCTGGAAGTCGCGGAGGACTACCAGGACCGAACCGTGATCGCTACGGACCTGTTCATCCCGGATCGCGAGCCCCCGGAGTGGGGGGCCGTCAAGATCGGGTCCGCTGACAGGGTTCGATACTGCCCCGGAATCGATGCCCAGCGCCATCTGCCGTTCGTCCAGCCTCCCGGCTATGCCCTGATCGTAGCGGTTTCCGTGCTTCATCATTTCCCAGACCTGGAAGCAGCTGCGGACACCTTCCTGCGCTCTTTGGCCCCTGGGGGCCTTGTCCTGGTCCAGGAGTACGCAGGGGGCAACCGCCTGTGTGCGGACGAGCGCCGATATCGGGTTGCGGAACGGATCTGGCAGGCCCTTCCAAAGAGCTACCGGCTGCGAGACGATGGGACCGAACAAGAGCGAATCTTCAAGCCCGACCCCGATCGGGTGGGCTGCGGCTTCGAATCCATCCGATCCCAGGACGTGCGACCCGTGTTCTCCGGGGCCTTCGAAGTGGTGGCCGAGCATAGCGCCAGGCCGATCTCCGGTTACCGCGCCATCGTCTGGGGCGAGCATGGAACCCGCAGGCTGGACCCCGGCGTGGATCGAATGCTTGACGCCTTCGAGGCGATCATGATGGAGGAAGGATGGCTCTCAGGAGAGGACTGGACCGCGTTGCTGCGCAAGCCCGGCGCTGGCGACTGAACGGGACCACGTACCCATCCGATCGGGCTCCTGAAGGAGCTGAACGGTTGCGCGAACGTCTACCCAGGGTTCGGGAGCTGCTGGCCGGCTTGCTGGTTCCCTGGAGCGCTCAGCTGTTGAACCCCAAGAAGGGAGACGTGCTGGTGGTTCGGGGTCAGATCCGATCTGTGCGCTTGGCCGATCTTCAGCGCCGATGGCGGTCCGCTGGGGGCTCCACGATCGTGCTGTTGCCCCGCAGCTGCCGGGTCCACATGGAACCCCGCGCGGCGTTTCGCGAGGACAAGGGGTATGAAGGGGAGGAGAGCGGCAGTCGTCTTTTCTCCGGGCTGCCCGAGGAGGGTTGCCGCAGATGACCCAGGAAGCTCTGGTCAGCCTCGCGAAGGTCTATCATCTGGACATGGGCAAGCGGTCCGCGGATCTGGGGCTCTGGGCTTCCTTGATTGCGGACGAAGCCGAGTGCTTGGGGCGGCCGATCTACGTGGTGGAAGTGGGCTGCGGGGACGGGCGAGTTCCTGATGGGCTGATGGTTCGGGCTCTGAACGAACATGTCGTTCGCTGGGTCGGCATTGACAGTGACCCAGAGATGGTCAGAGCGTTTCGCAAGCGTTGCGGTTCGTGGTGTCATGCGATTGAGGGGAATGCCACCAACAGGCACGCTTGGCTTGAAATGCGTAAGCACATCATGGGTTTGGCAGATGTGGTTTTGATTCCATACGCCACACTGTTCCTAGTTCCTCATGTCGATCAAGGTCGGCTTTTGCGCATGGCCGCGCTTGCTTGCCGACCTGGAGGCTTGATCGCCGCAGAGGTATTCGAGCCCCGATGGACCGAGACTGGAATCCGTGAGGCCGAAGCTCCGTGCGGCCCCAAGCACAACGGGCAGACCATGGTTCGGCACACTGTTTATCGCGTGGATGGGGACGCCAGGACGACCAGAGCGACCCGCAGGTATGGAATTGTCCGGGGTGAATGTCAGTATCGGGTGGAAGAGATCATCTACTGGCAGCAGTTGGCAGATCTGCGCTTGATGGCGATGCGGGTCGGCTTGAACGCGGTACGGACGATCTGCAGCGAACAGAATTCGCTGGTCCCCGAAGGGTACGATCTGCTGCTGGGGCGAGCATGAAGGCGCTGTTCATCTGTTCGTTGCCGTTCCATCGGTGGATCATGGGTCCGCTGACAGCGGAACTGTGGCGCCGAGGTCATACGGTGCGATGGTTCACCCATTGGCCCAAGGATCACCACGACTGGCTGCATCGGTCCGCATGGGCGATCTCCAGCTTGAGGGGGGTCGCTGATACCTGCCAGCCCGATCTGGTGGTGGCAGCCGAATACCCCTATGGGGTCATCCGACGAGCTTGCCGAGCCCCGGTCCTGGCGCTGCGCCACAGCTTGGCCAGCCGTCGGAACACATGGGCTCCCGAGCAGGCGCAGGCCGACTGGATCTGCACCTGGTCCGTCTGGGACGGCGGGGTGTTCGCTACGCGGGGGTTCGGCCCTCGAAAGCGGTTCCTGCAAGCTGGCTGCCCTTGGGTGGACCCCCTGTTGGAGCCGTACCCCGAACCAGGCCCGCAAGCCCCGGTCCTGTGGGCTCCCAGCCTGAACAAGGATCTGGCCTGTCGAGACCAGGTAACCGCGGAGCTTCGCCAAGTGGTGGCAGCCGGAGTTCCGGTGACCGTCCGGCCTCATGCGGCCACCCTTTGGCGCGAGCCCGAGTGGGTGCGATCCCTGCAGGGCGCGGGGTTCCAGGTTGCAGTCTCGTCCGAGATGGACGGTCCTTGGGGCGCGCTGAACCAGGCTGCCGCGCTGGTGACCGATGTATCGGGGATCGGGTTGCTCGCGCTTCATGCCAGAGATGGCCGATTGCCGGTCATTCAGGTGGACCCTGCCATGGGGGCCCGTCATAGGTGGTACGACCCCAATGGGCCCGAATGGACCTTCCGGGATGAAATGGGCCCCCGTTTGGCTCTTGGTGAAGGGCTGGCTGGCGTGGCGATAGAGACGGTGCGACAGCAATCGGATCCATATCTGGAATGGCGCCGCACGGTAGCTCGGTGCATGGTTGAGGAGGGCAGAGCATGTCCAAGACTCGTAGAGATGTTGGAGAGCGAACTGGCGTAGATTCCGCAACTTGGTGGGACGAGCGAGCACAAGGGTATGACTGGCTGAAGTGGGTACACAACCCGAACTTGTTGAGGTGGTGCTCTTCGGTTCTTCGGGGGGTCGCTACGCGCCTGCATGCTGAATCCAACAAGCGGCCAGACACGGTGGAAGTGGGTTGCGGGACCGGAGCCTTGACGGAATATCTGGCCACCATGCTGCTTCGCGATGGATGCTTGGGATCCCTGATCGCCTATGACGTATCTCCGGCCATGCTGAAGAGGTGTCGCGAGCGTCTGTGGTGGGGTTCAACAGCGCAGCTGCCGGTGCAGCTGATCGAGGGAGATGATCTTATTCCCCCTGATGAAGCGAAGACCGCCGATCTGATCGTCTCCCGGATGGTCCTGCACCATGCCCCCGACGGCTTGAAGAGCGCGATCCGCAGGTGGGTGGGCAGGTTGAACCGGCCTGGGGCCGTAGTGGTCTGCGAGGGCCCCCCGGTCGTATCTGATCCGGGTCATCCGGCCTGGCGGCTCTATCAGCTCGCCATGGAGATCAAGGAACCCGGCAGGCTCATCTTCAGCGCTGCGGAAGTAGCGGAAGCCATGTTCGCCGCGGGGTGCTCGGAGGTGGTGATCCACGAACGGTTCAGCGAAGGGAACTCCCTTCGGGGCTGGCTGGACAATGGGTCTGCCGGACTGAAGCCCCACCAGCGAGCGGAGATCGAGCGCATGCACTGGGAGGGGCATGACAGCGCAAGGTGCCGAGAGGCGTACCAGATGGAAAAGACCGACGACGGAGACCTGTTAATGCGCTGGCGCCATTGCGTAGTCGTCGGGTTCGTGCGGGGTGAGCGATGATCTGCGGAACCGTGCTTTGCTTGGGCGACTCCCTGACGGACGGGGCTCGGGCTCCTTCCGGGCTGGGCTACCCCGAGGTCTTGGTAGACCTGCTGAACGAACGTAGCCATGCTACCCAATGGGCCTGTCTGAATCGCGGGATCAGCGGGCAGGTCACCTGGGAGATCCTGCGAAGGACACCAGGAGCGGTGCGCGAGCTGGCAGGGCTGTTCGGGGCGAAGGCTTGCGTAATCCTGACAGGCACGAATGACAGCAAAGGGGGCGGCGATGGGGAGAAGGGGCTGGTCCGTTGGGAGAAGCTCTATCGGCAGATCGTCCACTGGCCTCTGCGGTATGGAATCCCCACCTGGCTCTGCACGTTCCCGGCGGTGAGTCGCGAAATGCCCGAGTTCACGGAAGCGTCCGAGGCCTGGCTGTCCGCTGCGTCTATGGCGGTGCGAAAGGTGCGAAACGATTTCGACGGAACAGCCGGCCCTGACGGTCGACCTGTCGGGGTGGGACTCGTGGAACTGAACGGAGTGATCGGGCTGAAGAATCTTGTGGATGGGGTCCACCTGACAGCGACCGGCTACGAGCTGCTTGCTTGCGCCGTCGCCAGAGAGATGATCCCATGGACGAAGCCATGAGAGATCCGTTTCCCATGGAAGCCCCGGCATGGGCTCTTACCAGGCGCAGTCGAGGGGACGGCTTTTGGACCGTCTTGCCCATGATCAGAGACGAAGGCTCGACCGTGATCGAGGCTGGAGCCCGGATCGGGGATCTGGCTCGCAGGGTCGCCGAAGAGCGAGGGGAGCCCGTGGTTCCATGGGCTGCAATGGAGAGCAATGCGATCCTCTACCGAGTGATCCAGCGGTTCCTGCCGGAAGGGGCTTGGCCGATTCTGGGGCCTGCGGATACTGCCATGGCCTGGAGCTTCGCGCGGCAGGCGATCGGAGGGGCAGCCTCCCTGGTCACATTCCTGGGTTCGTCCATCTACGAGCTGCCCCACGATCGGCAGGTGGCCGCGTTGCAGCTGGCCGGAGCTTCCCTGCGCCCTGGGGGTCGGCTGATCTTGCGAGCGTTCGTGCCTGCACCATGGTCCGAGACCAGCGGCAGGATGGAGCGATTCCAGGAACCGACGAAAATGCCGGAACCGTTCAACTGGATGGGGTGGGGCTGCCGCACGATCTACGATATCGACAGGGCTGGCAGGCAGACGACGGCTTACCGAACCTTCGGACCTGCTGGAGAAGGGGAAGCCTTGATTCGGGAGATGGAGCACCGCGTGGAATACATCCACTGGCGGCGCCCTGCAGAGTTCCCGACCATGATCGATCGCGCGGGGCTCGTCCTGGACGGCATGGCGAACGATGGGAGCTGGCTTACCCTGACAGCATCTGCTCCGTAGCTTCCAACGGCTCTCCTGGATGCCCGCATTTCGGGCAGTTGATCCCACCGTGGTAGATGTGGCCGCAATTGAGGCAGCAGCGCTTGCGCTCATTTCTTTGTAATTCTGCCAGAGCGCGCGCCACGGTGTATTTTCAGGCTCCAAAATTCGTAGTGAAGAGGCCGCCCAGTTCCTTCAGGTCAGCCGAGTCCCGCACGATCCTCTTGCTGTGCGCGCCGCAGTTTCGGCACTTCCAGCTTGCGGCCCAGTCGTGCTGCCATCCCATGTCGCTCTTTTCGTGGACAGCACTGGCGCTGCACTTGCAGGGGGCGACCTTCGCGTTTCCATTTTCGAGGTAGCGGGCCATGGTCTTTCTCCTTCCTTCCATACTTAGAATATAAACCCGTATGGGTTAGAAAGCAGGAAAAAAGGGGGAAGGAATACACTTTTTTTCTGATCTGTTCAGGGGTACAACAAGGCAGAGGTGCCCCATGCCGATCGATGTCCTGGTTTCCTGGCAGGAGATGGAACAGCTAAAACAGGACATGGATGCCCTGCAGCGAGCGGTCAAGCAATCGTTCCCAGACAAGGACCCGGATCAGCAATCCGAAGCCTGGATCCGGCTGGCCCTCTGGAAAGCCGGTCGCGGCTGGTCTCCCATGGAATGCCTGTTGGCCGAGCGCGTTGGGGTGGAGCTTCCCAGCCTGAAGTCCGTCGCTCTGGGGGAAGAGGTGGCGCACGTTCCGCAGTTGATGCCGAAGCTGCGTGAGACCAGTAAATCGCAAGCGATAGCGACCACCATGCAGGATGCCGCGGATTCGATGGACAATTTCAAAAGCGCAGCTGAGTCCTTGTCGGAAAGGCTTGGGGATTTCGGCTTAAGTGTCAATGATGTCAAGGGTCTGATGGACCGGCTGAGCAACGGCTCGCATGATCGGCCCCCGGGTGGCCCCACCGGATGGACCCGCCGCTGATACCGTGGTAGGATTACCCGTGCTGGGCGAACAGCTAACCCAGCCAGGGTAAGGAGCGAGCATGGCAAAGGCGATACCGGACGACGGGGATCAGCGGGGCGTCCGTGTCGTGCTGAACTTCGACATCCGCCACATGGTGGACGGGGATCGCATGATGGTCTGTCCCGAGGTGGCCGCTCTCTGGGTCTCCAAATTCCAGGAAACCCTGCGCACCCTGGAGCGCCGCAAGAAGGTCCTGCATAGCTACGGTCCGAAGGAAAAAGGGGAGGCAGATGACGGGAGCGCATGAGCACAAGCCCAGGCATCGGATCGCGGTGATCGTGCTGGACGGCCTGGACTGGGAGTGGACGAACGCCCACATGGACGAGACCGCTCCGCTCTGGCGGCTGGCCGAGCTGGGATGCCATGCGCCCTTGCTGGCTCCTGCCCCACCGTTGACCCCGACCAGCGTTGCCGCCCTTCTCTGCGGTCGGCACCCGGAGGGGTTCGGCTGGACCCGTGGGTCAAATACGGCCATGTTCGCCACGTCCCAGGATCTGATCCGCAGCCGGCCCTGGACGAAGGCAGCTGCCAGGAACGGGATCCGAACGGGGCTCTGCAATGTGCCGATCACCTGGCCGGGGTTCAGCCCCGGTAAGTGGTGCTGGCTGGTGTCCGGTTACCCCATGAGCGCCTGGCGCCGTCGGGACAATCGGACGCGCCCCTGGTTCTCGCCTCCGGGCCTGGGGCCCAGCCTCAGCTCGTTCGGCTATCCGATCGGGACCATCGCGAACGATTCAGGTCCAGGAGGAACGAAGGACGCGATCGGGCTGGCTCGGGCGGAAGCTCGCGTGGCGACCTGGGCTGCCGAGAAGGCCCCCCCGGTGGACGTGCTCTTTCTGTGGCTGCGGGCCACGGATAACGCGGGGCATCATCATTGGGGCACGGATCGCTATGCGGAGGTGGTGAAGCTGGCCTGCGATACCGCGGAGCGCGCGGCCAGCTTCGCGGAAACCGCCATCGTGATCAGCGATCATGGGTTCGACGCCTTGGACGACCCGAGGTGCGAATCCTATCGGGCCAGCGAGCACGGTCCGTTCGCAGCTGCGGCCAAGCTGCCTGGGGGCCATGCGGAAGAGGGGGTTCTGTTCGCCGCGGGTCAGCACATACACGCTCGGGGCCTGCTGCCCGAGCAGAAGCTGGTAGAGGTGGCCGGTGGCCTGTTCGACCTGCTGCAGGAAGCGCCGCCCCCTGGGGTGGTCGCTGCCGGGCCGGACTGGTCCGCCCCGGTTTCGAACCAGGAAGCCGACGTGGTGCGCGAACGCCTGCGGGCGTTGGGGTATGTCAAATGAGGCTAATCGAGCAACGCAGGTTCCCTCGCATCGGACATCCATGGGAACTGGGCAAGCCCTCTACCAGCGGGGGCTATCAGCGCCCCAGACGGCCTCAAACCGTTCTGCGTTCATGGACGAATCGGAGGTGCGAACCAAGCGCCCCCCTGGTGACCGTGATCGGAACCGTCCGCAACGAGCGCCGAGCCTGGGAGCGATCCTGGAAGGTCTGGGAAGCGCAGCACCTGCCCGCTTGGCTGACCGTGGAGTATCTGGTTCTGGACGAAGGCAGCAGCGACGGGATCGGGGATGTGATCGCCAAGCTGGCCGACGCCGGACGGTCCATCAGGCATGTGTTGATGAGACCGGCCGGGGATCCGGGAGAGCGCACCTGCACGCTCGCGTTCAACGCGGCCCTGAGGCAGCTGGTCCGATCCCCTCTGGTCATGTTCCAGTGGTGGGATCGGATCCCCGGCAGCTTCGAACACCTGGAGCGCCTGGTCAGCCCGCACGTATTCGGGGCTCGCAGCCGGTTGGGAGGGTTCGCCACATCCGCGGTCAGCCGTCATGTCGGGGGCCGTTCCAGCATGGAAGCGATGAGCCCCGCGCAGCTGGAAGCCGAGTTGGCCCGCGTGGACTGGGAACGAGACCCCAGGGAACTGGCGAAGCTCGCTGGCAAGATCGGAGCGCACTGCAAGCCCGGCAGGTCTTCGGAGTCGTCCGGCTTGGTGATCCCGACCGCGGAGCTGATCGCCCTGGGCGGCTGGGACGAGCGCTATACGAACCGGGCCAGCTTCGTCAATGTGGAGCTGTTCCGGCGCCTGTTTCAGGCTGGCCTGTCCGTACTGTTCGTGCCCGAGCCCCATGGGGCGAACTATCATCAGTCGCACCCGTGCCCGACCGGCAGGGTTCGAGATTTCGGGTTCCTGCGGGAGCCCGAGATCAAGCGCAACCCGCACGGGTGGGGCGAGACGCCTATACTGGATGTCTACCCGCCCCCGGAGGTGCTCCCATGATGCCCCCTCTTTTCGATCGTCAGGTCGCCATCAATCGTTCTACCGCTCTGATCGTGGACCGCGTGGCAGCAGCTGCCAGCGTAGCTATTGACCGGCAGCCCGTCCGAGCCAGCAAGGTTCAGGTGGAGGTGTTCGACCTTTCCGGGTCCGGCACGGTGACCGTGGGGGGCACTCGCGAGGACGGCAGTACCGGCAGCGAGGATCTGGACTACACCGCATCGGACGTGCTGGAAACGGACTACGCCTATACGGCGCTGGACGCGCTGACCACCTCCGGGCTTTCTGGAACCGAGCTGCTGGCTACGGCCATCGGAAGGGACGGTTCCCCGCAGCTGGAAGAGTACGAGGTGGCTGCCAGTCAGCCCGCGGCTCTCGTAGCGGATGGCGGGTCCTGGCCTACGGGGGTTCCCGGGTCCCACGAGATCCAGCGCGGAACCTGGCTGCTGATGTGGAGCGCCATCTACACGCCCCGATCCGGGGACGTGCTTACTTTCAGCGGGCAGCGATGGCGGGTGGAGCGCCTCCATACGCTGCCCGATCCGAGCCAGCCAAGCCACTGGGAGCTGACCTGCCGCCTGATCGGGTAGAGCTGGGAGCTGCCGCACCTGCAGGGGAAAACCTTATGGAAAACGAAGCTTCGGAGCATGCTTGCGCTCCGTACGACTATGCCGTGATAGTGCCTACCGTAGCGGACCGGGACACGCTCCTGCCCTTCCTGCGGAACTTGGGCCCCAGCATGGCTGGGGACGATGTACGGGTCTACCTAGTGATCAACCCCGTGGGGGATGGGGCTTGCACCAGGGAAGAGCGAGCTACGGTGGTCCGCAGGGCTATGGGCGACATGCCCCCCGAGATGGCCGCTACGGTCACCTGGTTGGAGGTGGACGCGGCCAAAGAGCTTGGGGGCCCCTCTCGACCCGTGGGCTTCGCGAAGGCTTGCAACCTGGGGCTGCAGAAGGCCCTGGCCGATGGGGAGCCCTATGTGGGCGCCATCCTGATCAACGACGACGCGGTGCCTGCGGCCGGTTGGCTGGACGGTCTGCGGGAAGCGTTCGAGCCCGAGCATGTGCGTCTGTGGGGCGGGGACCAAGAGGACGGCAAGCCGGTTCCGGTTCCTACGGACGAGCTGGGGCCCGTCGGGATCGTGGGGCCGGTCACCAATCGCTGCGCCGGCATCCAGCAGGTGAAGCTGGGGCCGGAAGACCAGCAACGAGCGGCCCAGGATTCGCACGGGTTCGCGGGCTCCTGGCGAGCTTCCAATCCGGGGGCCCATACCCTCGCGGATTTCATCTCCGGGTTCTGCATGGCGATCTCTACGGACTGCCTGCGCGATTTGGGGCAACCTTCGTCAAGCACGGACGGTCGATTCAAGCTGCTGGACGAGGGCTTCGGGATCGGGGGCTACGAGGACAACGAGCTGTGCGCCCGAGCGGCTGAAGCCGGCTGGCGATGCGTGGTGGCCGGGGACACCTTCGTCTATCATCGCGGGCACCGCACCTTGGACCGCCACTTCCCAGGCCAGAACCGTGGGCTGGCGAACCTGCCGAAGTACCTGAAGCCGGTCCATCAGAAGAAGAGTTTGGTCGCGTGCTACCGCTGGCGCCCCCAGTACCTCAACGATTTTCACATGATGCGGGGGTCATTGTTCAGGACCGCGGAGGTGGCAGACGGGATCGCGATCCTGGTGACCGCCAACCCGCTGGAGATGACGAAAGCCTACGATGTGCAGGCGGTTCATCGGACCCTGGCCCCGGAAGACCAGCGGCTGCTTCAAGCCTGCAGCAATGCCAGCCCCAAGAAGGTGGCGAAGGCGGTCAAGCGTTGGGTCGGAGAAACCCTGGCCAGGGTGAAGGACAGCCGAGAGCCCGAGGTGCGGGTGCGCGTTTGGGATTGTCAGCATCAAGAACGGGACGAACGGAACGCCGCTTTGGCTCTTGCCGAGGGGATGGGACCGGACTGGATTCTGGTAGTCGAGCCCTGCGAGGCGCTGGAGCCCCGTGTGGACCGGCCCCTTCTGGACCAGCTGATGGCCCACCCGGATCCGCTCGTGCAGGCTTACGATCTGTCGGTCCTAATCATGTGGAGCCAGGATATGTGGAGGGCCGATCCGCCTTGGACCGGCCCTGGGTATACGGGGGCTCCCGGAGGGGTGCGGTTGTTCAAGGTTCATGGGGAAACGCCCAACCAGCGTAGGATCATTGAACAGCGCCGGATCATGGACGGGGACCCGCAGACCGGGGACGGCTGCAGCTGCGCCCCTCACTTCGGGCCCATGGCGGTCCGCGTGGCGAACGTGCGCCTGTTTGATTTCGGGCTGGTCCGCAAGCCCGATCGGGAGATCGAGTTTCAGCGCACCGGGGGCGCTCACCTGACCCGCGAAGAGTGCGCCACCCTGTCCCCGATCGTGGCCCAGAACGGGATCGGGTTTACCATGCTGGTCCATGGGGGCGAGCGGCCCGAGGATGTTGGGCGCTGGCTCGACAACGTGCACGGGCTGACGGACGCGGCGGTCCTGGTCTGGACCGACCCCTGGGACGAAGATCGCCAGGGAAGCGGGCCGTCTGCGGACCTGCAACGGATCGCCAGCTGCTACGGGGCTCTCTGGGTTCGGAAGGAGCTGCAAGAGTGCCGATCGTTCGCCGAGTGCCGGAACGCCGGGCTGGAGGCCCTTCGGTTCGTGGGTCGCCCCATCGGGTTGACCGGGCCTGCCGCAGCTGCTGACGACGGACGCCCCCTGGGCTGGGCGTTCGTTGCCGACCCGGACGAGTGGTTCGGGTCCCCTTGGGCCGAAGCCTGTGCGCTGCGCCGGATGGCCGACTGCTCGGATAGCTATGGGTTCATGTTCAGGTTCTGGAATCATCGGCCTGACGGTGGCCTCCCGAATGTCAGCGAGACGATCCGGTTCATTCGTTTGGACCCGGATGGAGTCATGCGGTACGAGGGCCGCGTGCATGAGACCTTCGATGTGGCTTTGGCCGAAGTTCGGGATCGCTTGAACTGGCACCCCACGATCCGGGCCGCTCCCTTCCAGCTGCACAACAGGGGGACCGCACTACCTGACACCGAGGCGGAAGCGAAGCTGCGATTCTACGATACCCTGCTGCTGGACGAGCTTCGGGACCGACCCACGAACAGTGGAGCCTGGGTCTCGCTGGCTTTGAGCTACGAGAACGAAGGCCGGGATCAGGACGCCCTAATCTGCCTGGAGCGCGGGTTCGCCGTGGCTGGGAAGGACAGCTACCTGGCAGTTCGAGAGTTGGCCTGGTGGCACCTTCGCAGAGCCCGGATCCTGATGAGTGAGGCCAGCAAGCGGGTCAGCCCCGGGCATCCCTTTCAGCGGTTCATCGAAGAGGCGTACAAGTGGCTTTCCGAGAACGCTGCGGACGTGCCTCGGATCGGCTTGGCCCGAACCGGAGATCCCCAGCCGGACGCTTGCCCCGACCTTCCCCCCTTCGACCATCTGATGGTCCAGGACGAGAGCGAAGTGCCCGCGAGCGTGGACGACAACGGGAGGGCCCTGCTGCAGTTCGGTAGCGAAGAGTAGAACGAGAAAAGCCCCCTGTGGAGGGGGCGTTTTTATAGTCTGATCTTGTTAGCGGATGTTCGGGTCGTAGTATCCGACGAAGCCCGGAGTTTTGCAGTGGCGTTCGACTTCGGCAACCAATGTCATCTGAACGACCTTGTTAGGACCGCCGTACATGGTGCAGGAATAGGCGGCAGCTTCTGCTTCTGCCTTCGTAGCGAAGGCGCCAATGGTCATGCGTACGCAGTTGGCGAGACAGGGTTCGCCGTCTGCCATGACGGGCACCCAGCACTTGGCCAGAACGGGCTCTGTTTGCCAGGGAGGCAGAGCAGCTTGCGCCGCGCAGATGGCCTTGATCTCGGAAGTCGCGGTGGAGGGGGTCGGGCTGTTCATTTTCTGGCTCCTTGGTGGTTGTTCCTTTCCATGTTTATAATATACACCCGTAAGGGTTAGGAAGCAAGGAAAGAATGCATGCAAGGCGAAAAAAAGCTACCTTGGTTCCATGATTCGCGTAGATGTCGGCTCTTTCAGCGCTGCCGCCGTCGCTTTGAAAAAAGCGGGGGTGAACATCCAGGCGGCCATGACGAAGGCTCTCGAAGCCGCGGGCGAAGAGCTGCACCGCGAGATCCGGGCGACATTCAGCTATACCTGCCATACGCTGGCCGATCTGGCAGCTCTCGATCACCCCTACGCCAGGCGCCATGGGTCCATCCAGATCCACAAGGATCGGCCCTACATCGTGCACACCCAGTCGGGAGATCTGCTGAAGGCCCTGAAGGCCATGTTGCATACAGACGGCAAGCGCTACTCGGTCTGGTTCGACGTTTCAGCCGCGCCGCACGCCCGCTACGTGGTGGAGGGGACGAAGAAGATGCTGGAGAGGGACGCCCTCTGGGAGACGGCCCTGGATGAACGGGTGCGCAAGCAGATGATGCGCGCCATGGTCCGAGTCATGGGCAAGGAGATGCGAACCGGTGCTATGATGCGGTTCGCGCCCACTACCAGAGTGACCCGCCCCACGGAGGTATAGATGCCCGGCAGCCAACGCGAAGCCCTACAGGTGTTCCGCGATGGGATTGTGGGCACGGCTGCGGTTCGCGCTCTGATCAAGGGCCGGATCTACAATCAGCACCCCAGGCCCGCGGATGTGGGCGCGGCCGATGCGTTCCCCCTGGCGGTCATCGCTCCGATCTCGGGGCATCTCGGATACGAGGCCGCTCTGCAGGAGCTGTCCGTAGAGGTGAGGGTCTACAGCCGGACCAGCTCGGATCATGCGCTGACCATCTATGAGGCGATCCAGGACGCTGCGCATGGGCAGCGCCTGACGACCACGGGTCTCGATCCCGCGGTGGTCGGTTACGAGCAGACTCGTCCCGCGGCAGCCTGGGAAGAGGCCTATGGCGCGTGGCTGGTTCGGACCCGCTGGGTGGTCCGCACCCCAGGATAGGAGAAAGTCATGCGACGGAATATGAACGGTCGTGGAACCGACGACAAGCCCGCGATCCTCTGGTGCGCCTGCGGGGGCCAGCTTGGCAGCCTGCAGCCTGGGGAGTCGGTAGTTCCCGCGAGCTTCCGGGGCGCGGAGCAGCGAACGCTGGCCTGCCCGAAGTGCTCCAAGCAGGTCCATCTGTATATCCGCCGCGCCGCCTGATCGGGCCCGAGCGCTCGCTGCCTGTGGACCGCTCGCGGTCCCTGTGCTACCATTCGCGCAGGTTTCCGCGCGGTTCCCACTTCGGAGGTCAGCCAGATGAGCAACAACCGCCCAACGATCAATACCAACGAAATCTCCATGGGCCCGGCTGTGGTCTTCCTGGGGCCTGCAGGTGCCACCCCGAGCGTGGATGTGGGCGCAGTCGCCGAGGACGCGTCGGTCACCTTCGAGTTCGCGGACGAGAAGGTGGAGCTGCGCCAGGGCAACCCGGCCCTGCTGGAGCTGATGGCCAGCTCGAAGCAGGATTTCCGGGTCAGGGTCACGTCCCATCAATGGGATATGGACCTGTTCAACAAGGCCCTTGGGACCGCCACCACCAGCGCGGATGGGGATGACAGCATTCTGGAATACGGCGGCAAGGCCACCGTGGCGTCCCAGGCCATGCATATCCGTCACTACATGGCCCAGCCCGGCCACACGGTGGATCTGTACGTCTGGGAGGTCTACCCGGAGAGCGGGTTCAACCAGCAGTTCACCCAGGAGTTCCATTCTCGGGAAATGGTGTTCCTGGCCAAGCGGTCTTCCCAGAACTGGGCCGGCAGCAGCCTCGCCAACGGCAAGGAGCTGCTGAAGATGGTCATCGACAAGTCGTAGCGGCCGGGGCACGGGCCTGCGGGGGCCCCTCGGGCGCATAGCCGAAGGAGCGAGCGATGAGCGAAGAACAAGCCGCAGCTGCGGTGCCGATGTTCAACCGGGGGGACATGGACGCGATCCTGGGGGTGCTGGACGTGCTGGTTCCCCCTCCGGGGGGAGAGATCGAAGACGTGGAGGGCAACCGTTACCAGATACCTCGGTCTCTGTCCGCGCGAAGCATGGTGGCCCTGTTGCGCGATACGGATGAGCTGGTCGGCAACCTGCGAGACACGATCGTCGGAGGCGGCGGCGCTGCCGGCATGCTCGGTCGCGCGTTGGCGCTCCTGGGAGATGACGCGACCGTGAAATGGCTGGACCAGGCGTTCGCTTCGGCGCTCCCCGATGTCTACGAGCAAGCCTGCGAGAAGTTGGGCCCCCAGGCGCCTACCGAGCTGTTCGCCCTTGAGGAGATCGGAGCCGGTCTGCTCCCTTTCTTCGGGCGGATGATCCAGCGGCTTCTGGGGTCGGCCCAGGAGATGGCGGAAGAGATCACCAACCACTGACCCCCCAGCGGATCGAGCGGGGCCTTGGGGCTCTGCTGTCCTGCGGGTGGACCTTGGACCAGGTGCTGGACCTGACCTTGCCCCAGCTGGCGTTCTGCTTGCGCGCTGTATTGAGCTACCGGGTAGCTGCGCTGGAGGCCGTGCTGGGTCCGGTCAGCAAGGGGCTCGGGAACAAGAAGCCCCGAGGCCGCGGGATTCGAGAGGTCCCGAAAGCGCAGACCGCGGAGGACCTGCAGCGGTTCTTCGGGGGGGCCGGGGTGCGGGTCTGATACGCAGTAGCTAGCGCCTGCGCTATGATAGGGATGCCCAGCAGCCCGGAGGTCCGCAATGCCCGCAGGTTCCAAGGTCGGCAGCCTGTTTGTAGAGCTGCTGCTAGAGGACTCCCAGTTCACGGACAAGCTGGGAGACGCTGAAGGAAAGCTGAAGGGAGCAGGTCAGGCGCTTGATAGATTCGCCACCACGATCACGACCACGGTAGTCCGAGCGTTTCAGGCCGGGGCCGCAGCTGCCGCGGCGTTCGCCGCTGCCGCCACGGTGGTCGGATCGAGCTTCGAACAGCAGATGGCGAAGGTGGCAGCCATCTCGGGGATCACCGCGGATCGCACCTCGGAATCGTTCGCCGCGCTGGAAGACAAGGCCAGGGCTCTCGGACGAACCACCTTGTTCACGGCCACCGAAGCGGCCGAAGGCTTGGAGGCCATGGCCCGAGCGGGTCTGCAGGTGGAGGAAAGCATCGCAGCTGCGGACGCCGCTCTGTTGCTGGCGGGGTCCAGCAGCGCAGGGATCGCAGAAAGCACGTCCCTGATCGTGGCCACCATGAAGCAGTTCAACCTGACCGCGGAGGAGTCCACCCGGATCAGCGACGTGTTCAGCAAGGCCATGAGGACCAGTTTGCTGGATTTCGAGAGCTTGCGCGAGGCCATGAAGTTTGCCGGTACTGCCGGTGCAGCCTTCGGGATGACCCTGGAAGAAACTGTGGCCGCGGTAGCCCAGTTCCGGGATCTGGGCTTGGAAGGCTCCCTGGCTGGTACGAACCTGCGCATGGCCTTGACCCTGGCGGCGAAGGGCGGAGACACCGCAGAGGCTGCGCTCAAGAAATACGGGCTGACCCTCGCGGACGTGAACCCCGAGGTCAACAGCTTCGCTGACATCATGGAGCAGCTGGCCCGGGTGAACATCTCGGCCACGGATTCCATTCAGGTGTTCGGTTCCAGGGCCGGGGCGAACATCGCGCAGATTTCCAATGCGGTACGCGAAGGCAGTACGGATATCCGAGCGTTCACTGCTGACTTGGTGGCCTCGGTCGGGGAAACCGGGGACATCTACGCCACGATGACAGACACGGTTCAGGCCAAAGGCAAGATCGTGATCTCCGCTCTGCAGGACGTGCTGATCCAGGCGTTCGAGACCTTCGCGGGGCCGTTGACGGACATCCTGGAAGGGATCCCGAAGCTGCTGGCCATGATCGGATCGGAAGTGCGCCGCCGGTCCGGCGAGATCGAAGCTGTCATAGGCGGCACGTTCGGAAGCCTGGAAGACTGGCTGGACGCGAACGGCAGGCGCCTGGCTACGGCCTTCGGGGACGCTCTGGTCTGGATCCTGCGGGTCGGGGACGCGGTAGCCAAGCTGATCCCCTTGATGGACAAGCTGGCGATCGTGGTCGCTTCGGCGTTCGTCGCAGCGAAGGTGGCCCAGTTCACCAGAGCGATAGAAGGTGCGATTCCCATCGTGCAGGCGTTGACCGCCAAGATCGCGGCGTTGCGGGCTGGGACATTGACTCTGACCGGGTCCATCGCCGGACCGGTGGGTCTGGCCGCGGGGCTGGCGGCTCTAATCGGCGGGTTCACCGCCTACGCCTATCGGGCCGAACTGGCGAAGCAGGCCGCTGAAAAGCTGGCTGACGCGCAAGACAAGCTGGCTGATGAATCTGTGGCAGCGAGCTTTCGCATGATTGATGCGATCGCTCCTGTTCTGCAGGCTCAGCAAGAAGAAGCCCGAGGAATGATGGAGGAAATGGCAGCGCGAGGGGAACTGACTCATCAGCTACAGACGGAGATTGAGAGCCTGCTGGAATTGGATGCTGCATCTGCCGCACTGAAGGTCACCAAAGGGGAACTGGTCCTGGCGACGGATGAGTATGGTACACGCCTGCGCACCGTGGCCGGGCTGGTGGAGGACATGCAGCTGGAGCAGGTGAACGATGCGATCGCCACCCAGGGACGGCGCGTGTCCGATCTGAGTTCGAAATATCAGGATGTCGAGGACGCGATCAAGAACTATACGGACGCGGCCCAGGGTAGCGAAAAAGTGGCTCTTCATGCCCTAGAAGTCATCGGGGCCGGTAGCATTGAGGCTGCCCAAGAGATGTCCCAAGCGTATTCCGATCAGCTAAAAGATGCGCAGAAAGCGCTTGATCGGCTTCGCAATGAATCGACGCGAGCAAAAGCCGCCATGTTCCAACGAGAGGCGCAGGCAGCAGATGCCGCCATGGGCAAACTGACCCAGTTCGCCAACTTGAGTGAAGCCGAACTGAACAAGCTGACCAAGACCATGCAGGAGCAGGAGAAGGAGTTGGCGATCCTGCTGGCCATGTGGGACCAGATGGGCAAGCCTGGAAACGTGGGCGCCATCGAAGACATGGCGGATCAGTTGTTCGAAACTTTGGAGCTGTTGCGCGGTGCGGAAATCCAGCGACTCGGGGATCTGGGCTTGGGGGATGCGGACGATCTGATCGACCCCGAGACCATCGCGCGACTGCGAGATCTCTCCGCAGAGGTTGGGCGCCTGGTGCCCCAGGAACCCCTTACCCGTGTTCAGAAACTGGAAAACCTGCTGGCTCTGCTGAACGAGGAAGCTGCGCGCAGCCCCGAAGCGGCCGAAGCTATCGGAGAGATGGCGGCCCAAGTAAACGAAGAAATCGAGGATCTTCCTGAAGACGAAGAGGGCGGTCTGCCGGAATGGGCCGAGAACTCCATCATAGCGATAGGGAAGGTGCGAGACACGGTGCAACGGCTGGGGCAAGCCCTGAAGGACGCAGCAAGCAAGGGCCTGGACCTGTTCGAGACCCTGACAGGCATCTCCCTGGACATCGGCTCGTTCATCGGTATGGCCGGCGAAGCTGGAACCAAGGAGGAAGCGGGGGCCGCAGCGCAGGAGATGGTGGACAACGCCCTGGCGTTCGTTCAGGCCGTGGCCGAAAACCTCCCGGTGATCATCGACAAGCTGGTAGCCGCTCTGCCGGAGCTATTCGACGCGGTAATTGAGGCCATTCCTGTAATTTTTCAGAGTTTGGTCAGCGCGCTTCCCACAATTCTGGACGGCCTGTTGGAGATGCTGCCCGTACTGCTCCAGGCCATCCTGGACGCCATCCCGACCATGATCCAGGAGTTGGCGCGCACTTTGCCGACCCTGATCATGACCCTCGTGGAGTACATCCCTCAGATCATTGCGGCGATCATTCGAGAGCTTCCGAACCTGATTGGGTCCATCGTGGACGCGCTGCCCGATATCATCGATGAGCTGGCAGCCCAGATTCCCAACCTGCTGGACGCCATCTTCGAAGCCATCCCTCAGATCATCCTGCGGATCATTCAAGCGCTCCCCGAGATCGTAAGTTCGATCATCGGGTTGCTGGACGAGATCGCCATAGGGCTGGTGGAAGCCATAGTCACCGAGCTGATCCCCATGATCCCCACGCTTGTGGTTGAGCTGGTCAAGGCTCTGGCCATGATGATCTCGGAAGTGGCGCAGGCTTTCTGGGACGCGCTCAAGGGCGCATGGGAGTCCATCAAGCAGTTTTTCCGGGACGTATGGCGCGAGATCGTGACCCTGGGGGCAGAGGAAACCAAGAGTTTCGGGGATACCCCCCATCCGATCCTTGCGGGCCCGCAGGGCTTGCTGGCTCGGTTCGCCCCCGGCGATATCGTGGTGGCAGCCCAAAATATGGAGGGGTTGCTCTCCCAGCTGGGGTCCATCCCCTCCGCAGCCGCTTCGCAGGTGGCTGGGGCGATCGCTGGAGCCCCGGCTTTCGCTGGCGCGGGAGCCGGCGGGGAGACCGTGCTGGTTGCCCAGGTGGACGTGAATGCGGAGGGCCGCCTGCTGGAGTCCATCTTGCTGACCGCAGGGCGCCGCGGGCGAGCGCCAGCGATTCAAAAGGCCGTCAAGGCGTCCAAGGGGGTACGCACCGGGATTGACAGCGGCCGATTCAAGCGATGGGGTAGCTGATGACCAGCGGACCGATTCAATTTTTCCTCCCCAAGGACCCTGCGATGGTTCGCAGTGCGGTCACCACCTCCAGCACCTTGGGGTCCAGCAGCTACGCGGGCCCCGCGGTGCCTCGCGAGGCCAACGAGGGCAGCCTGGTTCCCTACATGGGGGGCACCCCCACGGAGGAAACGGGCCAGGTGATCCGGTTTTTGCGCGCTGGAGGCCTGTACGAAAACGCGGAGTGGGGCTGGCGACGCAACGGGGACGCCGTGGACCAGTACCGAGGCCAGAACGACTATCGCAGGATCCACAGCCCGAACGATCCGTTTGATGGCGGCTATGGTTACGGCGTGGCTACTTTGGCGTCCAAAGCCCTCTCACGAGTGCTGCTCTATCGCTATAGCACCGGATCCAACTATACGATTCAATACCGCAATTTCTCTGCCGACTATACGGACGCCTGGACTGTGGATTCGGTCAGTTTCGAGCGCGCTCGCAGCGGAGGCATGGCTCTGATCGCGCCGGTGGAACTGAAGGACGGCATGCTGGGGATGCTGGTTTCCACAGGTAGCACCACGGTCGCCGACTTAGACGCCTACATATCCAGCGACGGGCTCAACTGGACTCGCGTCGCGAAAGATATCCTGGAGACGTGGCACGGTGGCAATTTGGCAATCTACCGACTGCGTGCGGATCGTTCGGGGGACTACATACGCGTGATGATCGTGGACGGCACTACTGGCAAGCTGCACACCCTGGTTTCGTCAGACCGCATGGCCAGCTGGACCAGTCTGGATGAGTCAGCGGTGTTCGGTGTCGGCGAGAGCTGCAGGAACAATGGGGACGCGAACGATTTCTATCAAGCCGATATCGTGGGTCTGGACGACGCTGAAGGGACGTTCATGCTGGCGGCGGTGGAGAACGCCACAGCAGGAACGATCCGTTGGTATTTCGCGTCTGGGGCCGACAACTGGACCCTGAACACCGCGTGGCAAATGGGGACGACCAACCTGGAGCGTTTGACATTCTGCCGAACCGGACCAGACATCTGGTTGCTAGAAACGGTGGATAACGGGGCGGCAGCTGCGTACTGGCGAGGCTACCGGATCAGCCGACGAGACCCGACGGACGTGGCCAATCGGGTTCAGGTTGGCACCGCGATCGGAAACTATGGCGGTTGCCAGCGGTATTCTCCAGGATGGATTTCGGCAGTCGAGGCCGGCAACACGATTCTGATCCTGCACGCCTTGCTTGATCCGGATCACGTCACCCCAGGGACTGCGGTGAATCAAACGGCCATCCAGTACTTGACTGGATGGAGCCGACAGCCGATGCATCGAGACGAGCCCAAAGGGGTGGCATCGGCAAAGCTGTGGGATGTGTACTGGAATTCGGCGTGCGGGGCTCCTGTCGGATCTTTTAGCTCCCCAGATACGCCCCTGACCAGCGAGAACAACGCCGCCACCACCAGTTGGGCCACTGATCACCAGACCCTGGAGGACAGCACGCCAGCCGGCTATCAGCGCTACATCTACGATACCGGGGCCGCCCCTGCGACCAACTGGGCTGATGCCAGTGTGCAGTGCTGGACCGCCAGAGTGATGAAGGGTGGGGGAACCACCGCGGACAAGATCGGTGTTCGCATCGTTGCCATGGCGGCAGCTGGCACCCAGACCGATACCTCGGTCCGTATGATGCAGGGCGGCGTTGCCGTCTATGACAATATCGCTTCTTCTCTGCTTTACGACGCCGTGGTGACTGTGAGCCAGTACGTGGAATGGCGCTGGGTCCAGCAGCTCATTGGGAGCGATTACAAGGGTGAACTGTCATACGCGCAGCTGGGCGACTACGAATGGACCAGTACTGGAGGGCTCACCTTGACCACGGGCCCCAGCGGGCTCACCACCCACCAAGCCGTCAAATGGGGGCACCTTGTGGGGCTGGCTGCCGGCCAGACCAGCGAGTGGCGTGACTGGGGGATCGTCGAGGACGACACGTATAGCCAGATGGGCTTCCAGAATCCCACGGATCTGCGTGGGCATCTGGCGTCGACTCATGAGACCTACATCGCGGACGGCATGAGCGCTTGGTTTGCCGGGGGCGGCGCGTACATCGGGGACCTGTTCGATGTGGACCCGCTGTTCGGCCATGGCCTGGACGCCATGTTCATGGATAGCCCCAGCATGGACTGGCGATCGCCGGACGACGAAGAGCATACGATCACATTCGACGCGTTTTCGGGGGGGCAGCGCTCCATGTTCGACCACGACGCCGGCCAGATCCATGGGGTGGCGGATTCCCAGGTGGTGGTCCAGTACAACACTTCGGACGCTTGGGGCAGCCCCGCGGCGGTCGAGACCCTGTCTTCCGTGGCGCACGTCGGGGTCACCTTGGACCAGGTCAGCGCCGGAGGGGCCCGGATTCACAACGGCGCGGACGACTATGCGGACGGCGAGCTTGCCGGCTTGTTCATGCGGCTGGACAGCTCCAGCGCCACCGTGAAGCTGGCTGGGCACCGTCGAGCCTGGGTGGACGCGGACGGGGTGAACGACCTTGGGGCTCTGGGTTTCGCAATCGGCTCGACGGTGACCTTGTTCCGGTCGGTGGCAGCTGCCACGTACTCCTCTGCGAACCGCTATCGCTGGATGCGGATCCTCTTCCCGGCCAGCACCACCTCCACGGAGGACCATCGAATCGGCAGCATGGTGTTCGGTCGCAAGCGCGAGTTCGATGTGCCCCTGTCTTGGAGCTGGACGGACAGCTCGCAGCCGAACGTGGATCTCCATACGACCGCGTCTCGCCTGCGCACCGCGTACAAGCAAGGGGACCCCGTGCGGTCCATCTCGGCTTCCTTGACCGGGGACGCTTCCAGGTGGCGAGAGAGCTTCCGAGCGATTGTCGACAAGATGGTCGGCTACTCGGAGAACGTCATGGGTCTGTGCCTGGACGACGCGCACCCGGCCGACTCGTCCTTGCTGGTCCGCTACACGGGGTCGGACGAGCATAAGAACGTGATCTGGGACGACAGCTCCGGCACCTGGCGCCAAGCGGGAACCATGGAACTGCTGTTCGAGCAGGAGGTGTAGATGCCCGACCCTTCGGCCATCACAGCAGCTCTGACCGCTTGGACCCGCTGGGACTACGGGATCGCCGGTCGGCTGAATGATTATTGGACTGCCGAGATCGAGAAGGATCCGCAGCTGAAGAACCTGATCATGACGGTGGACCTGCTGTTCGGGTCGGATCGTCATGTTCGGACAGCCTCCCAGGCGTTGACCAGCACCTCCGGCAAGGACGATGCAATCTATCGATACGATGGAGCTCTAGGCGCCGATTATGAGGTGGACCACACGATGAGCCTGGGGGAGCCTTCCAGTTCCGCCCGATCCATCTCCGTGTCCATCCCTGCGGACCTGTTGGACCCTGCGGAGCTGGTGGCTCAAGGTCGGCACCTCGCAGGCTACGGCGAGGTTTCCCTGCAGGTGGACGGTGGGGACTGGGATCAGCGCTTGGTGATTCTGCGCGGAGATATGGACGACGGGGTGAGCTTCGGAGCCCCCGGGGAGTCCTTGGACGTATCGGTGACCGATCCCAAGGAAAGCGCGGATCTGAACTTCCCGCCCTGGCTGATCGATGACAACACCTGGCCGAACCACCATGCGGACGCAGCCGGCTACCGCTACCCGGTGGTCATGAACGAATACGTGGAAGTGCCGGCGCTGCCTGTCAACACGGGGAGCGCCCAGTGGCTGGTCTGTTGGGGACACGGTTGGACGATCGATATCGTGCAGGTGGACGGCGAGAACTACGGGTCCGGGGATGCGGTCTATGGTTGGAGTCAGACCGAAACGGTGGACGGTCGGGGCGTTTCTGTCACCCTGATCGAGTTCACGGGAACCTATGTGTTCGACTGGACCGAATCGGTGAACGTCAGCGTTTCGGGGGCGCCCCGAGGTATGGATACCTTGATTGATCAGATCGAGATGATCGCCAGTCGATTCACCACCCTGGGGACGGCAGGAATCGCCAGGGACCTGTTTTCCGTGGCTGAAGCCCGATTGGGGCCCTTGAAGGCCGCAGTGTTGGCGAACGCCTCCAGCGCGGACAGCGCGGTACGCGCCTTGGAGTTCATTGAGGGATCCCTGTTGAGCAGCTTTCCCATGGTTTCAATGGTTTGGGACCGAGGCGGCTATGGCCCGGTGGTGACCGATCGGGACGATCAACGCAAGGTGGCCGATCTCGAAGTGGGCGTCTTCCCTCTGATAGACCGCTACAGCTCGGTCCAGGAAACCCCCAAGAACCAGATCTTCAACAGCTTCGGCCTGAGGTACGATTTCCAGCCGACCAGCAACGATTACCAAGGGATCGTGACTCGGGACGGTAGCACCTCGGACCTATGCGCGATGAGCGTCCAGGTGCTTGGTGAACGGCATGCGGACCCCATCGATGCTCCGTTTATCACCGATTCATCCGTGGCTGAATACGTGATCGACTGGCTGGTGCGCCACAAGACGCTGCCCAGCTATTACGTCGAATACGAGGCGTATCCCTGGATTTTCTTCTACCTGCGCCGTGGGGACAACCTGTCGATCACGGATTCGGATTTCGGGTGGACCCAGGAGGATGCCACCGTGGAACGCATGCTATACCGGCGGGGCCGCTGCATCGTGGGATTCCGAGTCTGGCAGACCTATTTCAAGATCGGCGGCGCTTCGTCCGCTGGCAGCGCAGCTTCCGGGGGTGACTGATGGGTAGGCGGTTTCGCAAGAAAGACGGGAACCTGATTCGCAATCCCTTGGTGTTGCCTTCGACCCCCACGGACAGCGAAGACGAAAAGGTCCTGGCTTGGGACAAGGACGCAGGCGCATTCGAGTATGTGGCCCAAGGAGGTGGGGGCGGCGTGGACGCCGGTCGGTGTGCCATAGTCACCCCAAGCGGGATCACCCCGGTCAGCGCCTACGAGATCCATACCGCCGACAAGTATGGCGGCAAGTTCCTACGGCTTGCCAGACGTATGAATTTTCCGATCGCCCGCAACGTGGCTCTGGCGTCCCCGGAATACGGCTGGCTATGGAACAACATGGCCGCCCTGGACAGCGCGAACGAGAACTCGACCACCGCGAACGCGCTATACCTGGATCACGGGAACACCGCTACGTATTGGCATAGCAGCACCCAGTCCGCGCCGTTTCGACATAAAGTCTACACTCGCACCCCAGGCGATCATCAGGTATTCATCGCTAGGATCAACAGCGACGGGGATGCCAACCGCGAGATGGTGCAGCTGATGGTCTGCGCTAACGACAACCCTGGAAACTATATCAGAATCGGACCCGGGTACGACGGCGGGATCAAGTGCATTACGCACTTCAACAGCTCCAAGGTGCGTACCGCGATCACCCAGGCCCAGCGAGACGATGGAATCTGGGTGATGATCGCCGTTCATGGGCGATCCGCATATGCGCTTTACAATCTGACGAACCAAGCTACGCCACCGACTTCCGGCTGGGTCATGACCCGCTATGTGGCCACGAACTTCACGACCAGCACCGGCCGTGTCCAGCTTCGAGCCGGGATCGTGGCGGTGACCGAAAACACGAACGACAGCTTGACCGGCAACTGCCTGTATTACGACGATGAGCTGGCTTATGCCCGAGCGGTGCCCATGGGCGTAGAGGTGGTGAACCCTCGTTGGGGAGCCACCCAGTTCGATCAGAACAACACCACCCAGCAGATCCTGACGGACTACGACATGGGGTCTGATGTGGCCCCGGAGATCGGGGTCTTGCGGAACATCCTGACGGACATCCAGAACCAGCTGCGAGGAGACGGAGGAACGTGGCAGTTCAGCTTCATACGCGATGCCGGAACAGGGGTGGGCGTTGGGTCTTGGTACGCAGCGAACGCGATCGTAGATGCCGGATCCGGCAAATACTGGAATCTGTGGGCCCGCTGCGCGCCGGCTGGAGCAGACGACGGCGGGTCCCTTCAGCTCCCCTTCCTGATCCCTGTAGCAGCATGAGGAGGTAGCAGTGATAGAGCCAGAACACGATCTTGACGAACCTTCCCCGACGGACATCCGCAAGCGGGAAGCCCCTGGGAACGCCCCATCAGCGATCCGGCTTTCGACCTTGAGCGCTCTGTTGGCCAGCGCCCTTGCCATTGGCGCCGCTCTCGCAACCACCGGCGGCTGGGTCTGGTCCAGCTCCACGAGGGCCGCCACCACAAAAATCAACGCGGAAGCAACCATGAAAAACGAAGCCGCGATCAAGGAACTGAAGGCAGAGTCCAAGGCGGTCGCTATCGAGATGGCAGAGATCAAGGTGGTGCTCAAGATGCACGGTCAGCAGCTCGAACGAATCGAAACGGCGGTAACCGCCAACTAGAGGAGACCTGAATGAACAAGATCAAGATCCTGCGACCTGCGAACGGGCTGCCCGCTTTCAAGGGCGCCAGTACGGGATCGGGAAGAGCGGGGAAAGCCTACCCGGGCAAGCCCTACGACCTGGTTCGGGAGGAGACCGACGATCAGGGCATGCTCTGGTTCGAGCTGGCCGGCTTGGGCTGGGTGATCGCCAAGGAAGGCGGGCGTCTGTGGGCCGCTCGGGATGTGGAGGCCGCAGCGCCGGTCGTAGCTTCCGCGGGGTCGGTCATGACCACCCCCGGACCTTGGGCCAGCTCGCTGTCCCCGGTGCAGCTGGCTTCGGACTGGGTGGCCGACCACCAGCGCCAAGCTCTCCAGTGCATCCCAGCCGGGGTGAGCCCCGAGCAGGACGCAGCTTGCCGGTTCTTCATCGGCCTGTTCGGCATGCCCGAGGACAAGGGATCGAACCGCGGGGACGCCCTGGACCACTTCGTCATGGAGTACAGGGAGCACTGGCAGATCGATTCGACGAACCTGGCTTGGTGCGCCCTGATCGCGCAGATCGCGCAATTCGTGGGCTTAGGGCTCGGGAACTGGCGCGAACCTGCCGACTGGAAGAAACACCCGCTCGGCGACTGGATCGGCGCCAGCTCCTACCAGGAGAAGGCGGCCGTAGAGCAGGGCCTCTGGGTGCCCGTCTCCGAGGTCCTGGCCGGCAAGTTGACCAGCGCCTCGGCCTGCGCGGCCCTGGCCATCCGCCATCGCCGCGGCTCCGGGAGCGACGTGCCGCCCTCGAGGCCCGATGCGCCGGTGGACTACTACCCGGGTCATACGGACCTTGTTCTGTCGTTCGAGGGCGGGACGGGGCGGATGCACGTGTGCTCGGGCAATGTGAGCGACACCGCCAAGTGCAGGCTGGTGAAGACCAGCGAATACCGTGGACTCGTTCCGCTGATCGGAGGCTGACATGCTGACCCCATACGAGATCGCCAAGCTCTACGACGAGGCCAAGGACATCTGCCAGGACCTGCGCGAGGCCCGCGACGCCTCCAGCGATGGCGGCGAGACCATCACCAGGAAGGAGCGCCGCCGCATCGTG